CTCGTGAGGGACTTGCTATCTTCCAACGTGATTATGAAGCATCCCTTGAGGCACTGAATAATGTATGAAGAACTAAATTGTTTTGAAGAAGCACTGAAGCACTTTGGGACTAGAGTTGAGATTATCTGTGCTATGGAACTTGGTGGTAGAATCAAGGCGGAAGATGCTTATCAGATGATCAAAGATGAAATGAAGGAAGTGAAGGCGTGTCGTAAAAAGTTTAACAAGAACAATGGCTGCTAAAATCTATGAGTCACCCGATGGTGGCAAGACAGTATATGTTCGTGAGATGGGTAGTGATGAACCACGTCGTCAGATCTACCCTGATCTCATGAATGAGGTACAGGCAACATCCCCATATAATGATGGGTGGACACAAGAATTCTACAGGAATCAATGGCCACCTTTTGTGCCTGAAGGATTCAAAGATAAATATGAGAACTATCAAGCAGTGCTTGCAGATGGTTGGGAGTTCACTGATGATGGATTCTGGATTAAATGTACTTGATAAATAAGTAAATAAAGGAAGTATGGTTGTAAGATGGCAGCACAATTAACCGCCACTGGGGTTACTTTTAGTGATGGTACATCATTATCTTCTAAGTATTCCGTATTAGCACAAAATACTGTAAGCGTATTCTATCAGGCAGCAGCACCAACTGGGTGGACTCAGGTAACTGCTCATAATGATAAGGCGTTGCGCTTAGTTAATGGTGCTGGCGGTGGATTTGGATTTGGTGGAACTTCTGGTGCTGGTGGTAGTAACTTCAGCACAGTATTCCCCTCTTCTAATTCAAACATTACTGTCAACTTTAATACTACTGCACCAGTATCTGGTACTGTAGGTGGTCACACTCTGACCACTGCTGAGATTCCAGATCACACTCATGACTCTAACATGGGTGGAACTGCAAACGCATCTAGTGGTGGTAGTAGTTTTAGAACACCAGGTGCTAATAATACTGGTGGTGTTCTATCTCCTGGTGGTATTGGTCAGGCGCACGATCACCCATTCTCTGGACAGGTTAGTCTTACTGCTACTGGATCAGGTAATATTGACCTGAGAATTCAGTATATCGATGTAATCATTTGCTCGTTCGCTTGATATGGCACGTTTAACAGGCAATGGGGTTCTATTCGATCTGCTGGACCCAGACAATAAGATAGATTCCTTCTATTGGATGTATCCTGCAGGAACCAAGAAGTTATTCTTCCAAGCAGCAGCACCAACTGGGTGGACTCAAGATACTACAAATGCTGATAGAGCATTGAGGGTTGTATCTGGTACTGGTGGTGGAACTGGTGGTAGTACTCCATTTGTTACTGCTCTGAGTTCTAGTAGCGGTAATATAAACGTTGGTATCAATACCACTCTACCAGTAGAGATCCCTCCTGGTTCTGGTACATTCATTGGTAATCACACTCTGTCAATAACAGAACTGCCAGATCACGTTCACCCATCAATTTATGGTCCTACTGGTGGTGCTAACGCTACACCATTTAGTAACACTGGTGCTCGTACCATTGATGGTAATACTGCCACAGGAACTATGAATGAGTCAACTGGTGGTGGAGCACACAATCACCCATTCAGTGGATCAACAACAATTAATACTACATTCAGTGATGGAATAGACCTCGGCGTTCAATATGTCGATGTTATTATTTGTACACTGAACTAAATATGGTATACTAAATTAATAAAGTGATTCGTTATGGCACAAATTAAACCTGGTAATTTTTGTCCTTTGATTGGCGAGGACTGTAAAGGACTTGAATGTTCTTGGTATACTCAAATCAGAGGAACTAATCCACAAACAGGTGAACCTGTAGATGAATGGGGATGTGCGGTTACATGGATGCCCATGTTACTTATTGAGAACTCTCAGCAGCAACGTTCAACAAGTGCTGGTGTGGAGTCTTTTAGAAATGAGATGGTGAAGGCAAATTCAACTAACATTGATGTCTTATCTGCTGCAGCACAGATGCTGAGTCAGGCAAGAGATCAAAAGGTAATCCCAGCAGATGTAAAAGAGGTAGAAGAATGAAGAAGTTTACCTTAATTGAGGCAGATAAGTACATCAATATTGATGGACTAGGTATCTTCTTTACTGAAGAGAACTGGCCATTTGCTGATATTGAGCATCTATGGGCAATTCAGTGGAAGGATGATGACACTGAAGATGGTGTTGGTGAAGTAGAGTATGATTCTGGTGCTGTTGCCAATACTCCTGCGACTCGTGCAATGATTGACCGATATGTTAATCATTTTAATGAAGAAAAGGAGCGTCAGACGCAAGAGAGACTTAGAAGAGAAGAAGAAGAGAAGAAGCAGGCATTGTCTTGGCAAGAGGCAATGGCAGAATTAGAAGGTCAGATGGAGGAGATGCAGAAGAGGCATGAATCTAATCTTCGTGGCATGACTGCTGATCATGATTCACAAATGGAGAGAGTTCATCAACGTGTTACTGAAGCACATGAAAACTTATTCTATGGTGAACAAAGAATCAAAGAGAATCTTAGTGATAGTGAGAGATCTTTTGAATTTGAAGCAGGATATGAGAATTTAACAGTATTTGACGGTAATGTTGATCCATCACTATTTGATGATGCTGTAGATGAGTCCATGTTTGAAGTTGAAGAAGCAGCGGTGGTAGATGCTGAAACTGTTAAGAATATTGCATCCAAACCACTCATTGAGTATGAAGAAGATGAGGTCAATGTAGAGGAGGATGACATTAGCCCTTCTGTGAGTGAATTTGATGAAATTGACATGAGTATGCTTGACAGTGAGTTCAATCTTGAGTTATTATTTGAGGAAGACAGCACGGAGCAAGTCGTCTCTGAGATCGAAGAACTGATCGCAGAGGAAGAGTCTGAAGTCCCTGACGCCTCAATCCCTGATAATGAACCAACAACTGATTGACAACAACTACGTCATTGTTCCTAATTTTATATCTAAAGAGAGAGCAGATAATTTAGCAAAAGAATTTAAGGAGTATTGTAATACTCATGAACTCCCAAGTGACCCTCAAGTCTTCGGGAGTTCTGCAAAGTACGACTTTAAACCATTCATTGAACTGTTGGTTGAGAAGAACCAGCATGTATGTGACATGGTTGGAGAGTCTGTATTACCAACGTACTCTTATGCCAGACAGTATAAGAATGGTAATGTTCTTGTAGGTCATGTAGATAAACCACAATGTGAGATCTCACTCACTATCAACTTGGAGTGTGATGAGGTATGGACTATTTGGATCTATACACCTTCAGGTGAGAAGAAGTCTGTTGACTTGCATCCAGGTGATGCCATGTTGTATCTGGGCATGGATGGTGAGCATGGTAGAGATGTTTTTAAAGGAGAGTCTTGTACGCAAGTATTCTTACATTATGTCAGGTTGCATGGTCCGTGCTTTAAATACTATTTTGATAAGGATCATCGATACAGAGAAGACTTGGTAAAGACTACTACAACAATCTCTGGTGAGAATAAGTTGCTAGAGTATGTCAAAGTTTATGACAACATCTTCACACCAGATGAGTGTGAAATGATTCTTGATGAGTATCGGGATTGTGAGCACTGGTTACCAGCAGGTGTTAGTTCCAATAATACACAGAATCCTAGTGTTCGTAACTGTGACATTATATCCATCTCTACACCACGGATCATCAATAAGAATAGATTGCATCGTGACATGATCGATAAGATGATCTTCAAGAAGGCAAATGGAGCAGCTCAGATGTATATTAAAGACTTCCCTGCTTGCTTCCTGAAGTCTGATAGTGGTTATGACCTGCTACGCTATCAAAAAGGTGGATTCTACAGAGAACACACTGATAGTTTTAAGGAACAACCAAGAACTGTTGCCATGTCTATCAATCTAAATGATGACTATGAGGGTGGCAGTATGGCATTCTTCAATAAAGAAGTACAGATCAGAGCAGGTGCAGGTAGTGTGATACTATTCCCTGCTAACTTCATGTATCCGCATCAGATCATGGATGTCACAGAAGGAACACGTTACTCTATTGTAACTTGGTTTACTTGATGCTATAATAGTAAAAACGGAGACTAATACATGGCATTGTCCGACTCAGTTAAAGAATCACTTGATGATGCAAGTGCATCACTTCGCAACGCTCTTGCATTTGCTGCTCGTGGTGAAAAACCACATGTGTGCAAAGGAATTGCTGAGATGATTGCTAACATTGAGAACCTTACCACGATTGAAGACATCTTTGATAAGTTGGATAACCGCAAAGATGGTGACTCTGGCAAGTGGGGTCCATTGACTGACCTGGGTGAGTAAATCTTTACAAACTCTAACACAAATATAAAGCAATCCCAAAGGAATATTGAACCTTGCATAGATACTGTTAGAATATGAACATACTCAAGCGAGGTGCCCATGCCAGTCAATCTTCATCAAAAATTCAACCACTATCTTCATACTCCTAAAAAATTGGACCTGCAAGATATTGATGAGCGCGTCATTGGTTATGGTTGGACTGATGATGGTAAGGATCTGACTGGTTACTATGTTCAAACCGAGACTCATCGTATGTACTTTGATTTGAAGGAGAACTTTAAATACAAGGAAGTATGGGAAGAGGCTGCATAGATACTGTATTACGATAGTGATCCATGGAATGGGATGATCAAAAAAGAAAAGTCTTAAACAGGGTGGGGTTACTATGCCTCGCCCTTACTAATGACTACAGAAGAGAGAACTACTGGCGTATCAACAGGATTGAAGAGACTCAGGGTGTCACGCTTGAGACAAAGTTTGCGCGTAGAGAACTTGATAATAACCTAGACATTGGTCTATTTGTTATTGATTGTGAGAAGCGCAACAAAAAATACTTCAAAGTAAGTATGATTAATGAGGATCTTGAACTGACTCCTCATGCCTTTGTAGACTTTACCACATCCAGAGTACATAGAGTAAAGGGTAAAAGTGCAGACAAGAATGTACACTGGGACCTTGATGATTGCATACGATTGTGTGATTGGAGAGGTTATTATTTGAACAAAGATCCTGAGTGAGTATTATGGGAATGTATGACACTATCATAAACCATTATGATATTGGACCAGGTTTTAATAGGAAGAAGTTGCAGACAAAGACCATATACAATACACCAACAATGAGTGTGTATTGGTTAGATCCAGCAGGACAGTTCTGGGTTCTTAATTGTGATGGGACTCATGACTTTTGTGAAGATCAGGAGCATCCACTAAAGTTTAAATGGGTGAAGAATGGTAATCATGGTAAGTGTTCGCCATTTCGATACAATGGTACGATCACAGTATATCCAGAAGTTTGGGACTGTAAGTATGCACCATTCCCTGAAGTTAGAGTTTTGTTTCGTAACGGAGTTGTAGAAGTGTTAACTCATATTGAGAAGTGTAAATAATTTACAAATGTTAGTGAATTAACACAAATGTGTCTATATAGTGTAGAATATGGATATGACTTAGGAGGTCGCCATGTAATGATGTTATCTACATTATGAACTTGTCCATGCGTGAGGTCAAAAACCATGCATAACTTAATTTCTTACAATCAACTAGCAGGATGGAGAGAATTTGAGGAAACTGTTGAACGTGCAAATGCAATGGAGGATGCAATCAATGACTACTATGAATGTTTGATTGAGTGTGACGACGATCAGCCTACTTGCAAAAGGATCTGCAAACAGATTCTAGCTGATAAGACACTAGACTCCAAACTCATTTAATCATACGTTAAAATCTTTATGTCAATCGCCCCCTTGACTTCTGGTCAGGGGGGTTTTATAATGGGATGTACACTGTGTGAGTAAATATGCAACCCTGGGAGCGCATTGAACTTAAACTCAAAGAGATTGAGAAGAAGATTGACGAGATTCGCGAAGATGTAAACTCTTGGAGACCTGCTGAATGGGAATCATACTACGAGAACGATCCTTTTAACAAGACTAATCATGAATCCTGACGACATAAAACTAGAGAGCATGGGCAAATCTTTTGAATATGAGAAGGTTGCCCGTGAGATTGACAACATTGAGGATGTGAAGATGCTGCGGAAGGTAGCAAAATCATATGTCAAGTTGTTCCTCAAGCAGAAGGAGACCATCAATGCTATAGCAAATATGAAGATCGACGACTGAGAGTTGCTCATTCAGATACATATGTTAGACTTGTATCGCAAAGGACAGATCAGATGATTCCAAAGTTCGACAAGCGTCAGTGGGAACTCATTCTCGGTTCTCTTAAAGAGCATCAGCGACATGAGATGTGTGGTTCTAAGTGGTATCAAGAATACTCAGATATTATCATTGCCATTGAGAATGGCATGAGCAACATTAGCGAAGCAACTGAAGACGATTGGGAAGACTTTTGGTCAAGTGATTCCCGAGGACTTACATCCAACAGCATGTATTGATATGGTGACAAATACT